AAGAGAACGAAAGATCCGGATTATGATGGAGCTGTTGGACGAGCAGGCAGTGAGTATCCCTGCATACCTGGAAGAGGATTACCAGAGAGCGATTGACGCGGCGTTCCAGAAGATCGAGAAGCTGGAAAAAAGAGAGGGCGTATGCCCGGAGCGGAGGTGAGGATAATACAGAGTCAAGTTATTAAAGGTATCATCATACAGGCCATGGTCCAGTCTGGTGTTGTTATGATTGGAAACGCAGATAGGATTGAGGCGGGGGCTGAGGCAGCGAGTAATGAGATACTGGAAGAAATGAAAAAGGACCCCAGCGGCGGCAACCGCGGAGAGGTCCAATAACTAAAACACACACCCTTAGTATAAGGGATTTAAAAGGAGATTGCAAGATGAAAGTGATTAAACTGGTTTCGGTCAGTTTTGAAAATTTTAAAAAATTAAATCGGACTGTCGAGTTCGGTGATAAAAAAACGCAGATTTTTGCTATGAATCGGACAGGAAAGTCTAGCATGGCGGATGGAATATTCTGGGTTTTGTTTGGAAAGTCTAGCACAGGGAAGAGCGAGGGAAAAGAATTTCGTCCCAGGCCTTATGATTCCCAGGGCGTTGACATTGACCATGTGGATGTGGTGGCGGAGTTGGTGCTATTGGTAGACGGCGTTGAAGTTGTTCTTAGAAAGACTCAGCGGCAGAACTGGGTACGGAAGCGCGGAACAACAACAGAAGTTCATGAGGGAGATAAGAACATCTATTCATGGAACAATGTGGAAATATCCGAAACAGAGTTCAAGCGTCGTATTGCAGATATTGTATCAGAAAAGAACTTCATGTTGATTACGGACCCGACCGCATTCTTCCGGCTATCAAAACAGGAAAAGTTGGATTTAATTCTTTCCCTAATTGCCAATGTGACCGAGGAACAGATTCTGATGGAAGCTGGCGGATTCGATGAACTTCTGAAATTTGTTCGGGATGGAAAGAAACTGGAAGAGGTAAAGGCCACTTCCAAGCGCTCGATTTCGGATATGACCAAAGAGCGTGACCAGATTTCGGCATTTATCAACGAGAGAAGCAAGGATATTGTGGATATGGATGTTTCTGACATAGAGCTTCAGCGGAATGCAATCAATGAGAAGATTGCTGAGATTGACCAGAAAATCGAGGATTCCACAGCGGCAGTTACAGAGTATGATGAGAAGTCCAAAAACATCATTGAACTAAAAATGAAGCAGTCGGAGAATATCCGGATTGCTAATGAGGGATTGGTTAAGCAGAAACGGGAAATTCAGAAGCGGATTGATAAAGCGGAGAATGATTTCCAGGTAGCTATGCAGAAGCAGAAAATGGCGGAGCTGGAGATTGAGCGGTTGAATCGCATTGTTGAGAGTAACAAAACGCTTCGGGCTGAACTTGCAAAAAAGGTTGAGACTGAGGAAGCGAAAACTTTTCCGGAATATGTGGAACCAGAACCACTATCCTCTGATGCGCTGGTTTGCCCCACCTGCGGACAGGATTTACCAGAAGAATTAAAACAGAGGAAGATTGAATGCTTTGAAAAGGACAAAAAGCTACATTGGGAGAAATACGAGGTTGATAAGGGGAAATTTGAAGCAGACCAGAGCGAATTATTGGACAAAATCTGCCAGGAGGGAAAAGCTTGTGTTGAGAAAATCAACAAAGCAAAAGAAGATTTAGAGACTGCTAAAAATTTCTTGGAATCAGCAAAAGCAGACAAGATTACTGCAAATGCAGATAAGACAAAAGCAATGGAAGAACTGGCGGCACTTCCAGAACAGGTGGATTTATCAGATAACCAGGAATATGAAGCCCTGTGTATGGAAATCCAGGCAAAAGAGGAAGCCCTGCGGAACATGAATACCGGCGCTGATTACCGTACACAGTTGAAAGACGAAAAAACTGAATGGGAGACACAGCTTGCCGAGGTCAACCAGAAGTTTGCCGCTGTGGACAAGTCCGATGAAGCCAAAGACCGTGTGGCAGAACTGGAAAAGCAGTTTAAGGATAAGGTTCAGCTGATTGCCGACCAGGAGCGGATTTTGATGATGTGCGAAGAGTTTCAAACAGCCAAGGACAATTATTTGACCGAAGAGGTAAACAAGCACTTTGAAAATGTACGGTTCCAGTTATTCCGCCAGCAGAAGAATGGCGGCGTAGAGCGTGTATGTGGTGTTTATACAAAGGATGGTTCCCCTTATGGAGATAACACGACCAGCGGAGCAGAGAAGCTGATTATGGGGCTTGAAGTTATCAACGTTTTATCTGGCATTATCGGAGTCAGCGCCCCAGTAATTATAGATAACGCTGAAAAGGTATCAGAGGGCAATATGCCAGAGATTGATACCCAGATGATTATGCTGTCGGTTTCCAATGACGAGGATTTCAGAATTGAAAAGGAATGACATAGAAGATAAAGTGACGCCCTTAACACTTCTCTTTACACTATCAACGTTAATTTGGTCTGTTAGAAAAATTCTTATTGAAGAATATGGGTTTTCTGATATCAAAGCAAATACAGCTATATTGATTGCTGTCGATGCAGAAAAACAGATTAGCAAATTAGATGCAAGGGAGAAGTTATGAGAGATTTGGAGAGCGAATACCGGGTTATTGAAATGTTACATGCCATTAAGATTTTCATTGAGGCGGCCAAGAGGTTGACACCAGAAGATATTGATGCTTTAGAAAAAATTGCGGATTTTATGAAAAAGTCAAAGCCTCAAGAACCATGTGAAATGACCATTTCAGAAATTGAAAAGGCGTTGGGACATCCAATAAAGATTATAAAGGAGCATAGTAATGAAAAAATGTGAGGACTGTGACGAGTGCGTATATATTTGCGAGGGTGATTTCGCCTGTATGAAAGAGGAACCTAGAATAATATTGGTGGATTTTTCAACCCAGACAGATGATTACGGTTGGTGCAGAAGAAAACATAAGGATAATTAACTTATGAAGCTGAACGTTACGAATCACCCATACTATTGCAGTAAAAGCAACTACTACGTTGGCGGTTACGATAATTTTGGAAGAAGCGAATATGATAGCTGGTCAGATTTCAAGGAAGAATGGCTGGGAATCGGAGATGATTCATTAGGAATTGATTCCGACCTTAATTACTGTGTTAGATTCGATATTACGCAGAACGAAGACAGTGGTGCAAAAGATTTATGGTTATTCTTCTTATTACAACGTAAGGGAATTTTTAGTCCTGTACAGGTAAGAAACATCAAGGATTCAGATATGCCAGAGATTGAGAAATTCTTGAAAAGGCAGTGGAAGTATATAAAGAAAATGTGGAAGGAGTTTAGCAATGTTGATTAAAGTGCAGTTTTTGAAGGGAGACAAGCCATCTGGCAGGGCATATACATATCATTCCGATGTTCTGGTCAAGGTTGGCGACAAGGTGCAGATTAACAGTTCTGCAAAGGGGATTGTTACCGAGATTGATGTGCCAGAGGAAGAGGTTGCGGCGTTTGCCGATAAGGTAAAATCCATCGTTGGCGTGGAGGAGGATAAATCTGATGAGACAGAACCCGTGTAGATATTGTGCCTTATCTTATAATCGCAATGGAAGTCATTTTCCTTCATATGAGCAAAAATGTTATGAATGCGATTACAGAAAGAAGCACGAAAATTACTTAAAAAATCAAAGGATGTTTGAGCGAGGAGAAAAAATAGAAAGTTTCGATGAACTTGGTCGGCAGCTTTATGTATTTGTCGGGAGCGCAGACAAGGCTACGCATATTGAGGTGGTTAAAAGCTGGCAATTAAGAATCGTGCTCAATATTTTGAATGAGGGAAGATTTTATAAAGCAATAAGGAAGGAAAGTGAGGAAAGCAATCATGGCAACAGCATTAAAGCATGAACAGAGAAGTCACAGGAGTTATCAACAGAATCGAAAGGTTATGGGGAGCATGGAAGTCGCTTCGGCACAGTTGGCTAACAGCCATCATTACAATAAGATGGCACATAAGCAGGGCAACTGGCTGGAAACCTTCAAGCAGATGTTCCGCATATGGCAGAAAGGGGATAAATAGCTATGGCAGTAAAGCAGACAGAAAATAAGCAAGAGACAACGGTGGCACCAGCAGGGCAGCAGGCGGCAGCTTTAATTGTAAACAACTCATTCATTGATGGATTATCGGCACAGTTGAAACTGAAGCAGGAATACGGTCTGACGTTTCCGCCAGACTATAATCCTACCAATGCGCTGATGGGAGCATATCTTCAGCTCAAAGAAACCAATGATAAAAATGGAAAATGCGTTCTGGAAACTTGCTCGCAGGCCAGTATTGCCAACAGCCTGATGGAAATGGTTACCAAAGGGTTGAATATGCAGAAGAAGCAGTGTTACCCGATTGCTTATGGCGGAAAGTTACAGTGCCAGGTATCCTATCACGGATGGAAAGCGATGGCGCACAGGTATGGCGCAAAAACTATTGACGCAGAGGTTATCTATGAGGGAGACACCTTTAAATACTATATTAAGAATGGCCGGAAGGTGTTGGATGAGCATACGCAGGACTTTATGAATATAGACCTTGACAAAATCAAAGGAGCTTACTGTTTTATTACTCTGGCAAATGGCAGCCAGTATATCGAAGTCATGAATATCAACCAGATTAAGACCGCATGGAGAAAAGGGTACGGATACAAGGAAAACGCCGGTACTCATAAGGAATTTACCGACATGATGGCAAAGAAAACAGTAGTTTCCAGAGCCTGCCGCCAGATTGTACAGCAGTACGGAGATTCAGTCGTAGTTGAGAGTGTGGAGCATGATGACGATTTCTCCGATGTGGATGTGGTTGCCGAAGATGTCAAATATGATATTGAGCAGTATGCCAACGCCCAGGAGTTTCCGAGAACCGGAGCAGCCGCAGACAGCCATTGAACAGAAGGAACCGACGAAGACCATGGCAGATGTGACAGCAGGACAGAAGCAGAAGGAACCTGCTTCTGCGGTGGATAAAAGCTGGATGGAGGGATAGTACATGGAGTGTATGTCGGCATTAGCGGTAATCGCGAAAGGCATGGAAGATAACCTCTACAATTACACGGTTGATGGAAAATGCTCCAAGTGCGGAAATTGTTGTTCAGATATTCTCCCGCTGTCAGATGATGAAATCCGTAGGATTCACAAGTATGTTCGCCAGAACGGGATAAAGGAAAGCAAACACCTTATCCCGGTGGCGAAACCGGTATTGGATATGACCTGCCCATTCCGGGATAATGGGAAGAAAATCTGCACGATTTATGAAGTTAGGCCGGAAATCTGTCGTCAATTTATTTGTGACAGCGAGCAGAGAGCAAAAGAAAACCGAGAACGGCTAAAAAAGGGCAGGCGAGTGTTCTCAATGAGAGAGGTGTTCTTCGGTGTTGATTAAAAGCCAGAGCGGAAAACAAATAGTCAACTTTGACAAATACAATGGCATTTGCATTGGCTATCCGAATGAAAGTGACTTTAAGATTTATGCAGTATTGGAAGTAGATTCCGAGCACATTAGCCAAGTGGAGCTTGGGATATATTCTTCTGAAAATAAGGCACAAAAGGTTCTGGACTGGATTCTGGACAGTTACAGCATGAATTTGTTGTTGAACTTAATTCCCGAATCGAAGCCAAGAGATTTGTTTGACGAGTATGTGGCAGACCAGATGTTCGGAATCTTTGAGATGCCGAGTGACGAGGAGGTCGAGGTATGAGGGTAATATCGCAGAATGGTGCTATTGATGTTCCTTATGAAATGACGGCTTTTCACTTAGCTGGTGGAATGATTCGCATGAACATGGTCGGCGACACTGGAAAAGGGACGCTGATGGCGCAGTATGAAACGCCTGAAAAGGCAGAAAAAGCCATGGAGATGCTTCATAAGGCATACACCGGAATTATGCCAAGTTTGGTAATTGACAGGAATGCCAAACTCGATGAAGAAAGCATGAAAGCACTGATAAACTCTATCGAGGGAGTATTTGTTAAGCCTGCTAATGCTGGAGACATTGATGTACATATGCTTCCACGGATATTCCAGTTTCCAACAGATGATGAAATTGAGGTGGAGGAATGAAGAAAGCGAGAGATTTGCAGAAGTGTTTAGGAGCACATGATATCCAAATTACACATTTAGGTTTTGATGGTGGATGTGGGGTTTTTACAAAAGGAACACTTAAAAGCGCAACTGTAATCTGGAGTTATGCCGGTGGCTGGGAACATGTAAGTATCTGCCCCAAGAATAGAACGCCAGATTGGAATGAAATGTGTTTACTGAAAGATGTGTTCTGGAATGAGGACGAAACAGTTATCCAGTATCATCCCGCGAAGACG